AAATCTTTTAAAAGAAAATAAAAGTGAAGATTTAATGTTAATTTTTAAACTTGGTTATGGAAACCATAGTACACCGTATAGAAATGGTGTGCCAAAATATATTCCTGATGATTCTCCGCATGGATTATCTTATACAAATCTGCACAACGAATTACCAAGAATGAAATTTTTTTACGATTCTAAATCTAAAATTCTTGATGAAAAGTTTAGAGATAAAAAATTAACAAATATTTTACAAATGCTTCATTTTTCAGAAGCATCATTACTTGAAAATATTTTTACACAAAAATTAGATGTATATGGTATAACTAAAGAATTGATTTTAGAAGCGTATCCAGAATTATCTAAGGAAATATGATATGGATAATAATTTTGATATATCTTCATTGAGTGAAATTAAAAAGCAAATGTTGGCTATGCCTGATGATGTTTTGAGGCTGGCATTAAATGTTGCAAACACAATGAATGCAAATAAAGTAAAAGAAAAAGCATTCAAAGGGCAACTGCAAAATGATCCTTTAATTTTAGATAGTGATACACATTCTAATGATATTTTACCAAAAACAAATAAACAAAATATTTTTCAAAAAGCAAAAAGTCTAGCAAAAGCATATGCATCTAGAGGATTTGATAACAAGAAAGCCCCACAAGAGGTAAAAGATCTTAGAATATTAAGTTGTCACGGCAATAATGAATTATCCCCCTGTCCGTATAGAAAAAATAGTGAAAAATATGAAGGATCTTTTTATTGCGGAGAATGTGGTTGTGGAGATAAGTCAAATACGCAGTTAATCAACCTTACAGTTGACGGAAAGGAATCGTATTCTAAATTAGATTTTCCAAGTGTATATTGCCCACTAGCCATGCCTGGGTTTATTAATTATGAAAAATCTGAAGAAACATCAGATAATTCTAGAAAAGTTTTTATTGAAAAACTTTATAGTGTAGAGTATATTATGAATAATTCGAACATCGAACTTAAGAAAGAGAGTGAAAATGATGAAAACAGCGACAACAACAAAACTGAGCAAGAGAACTCTTGATTTATTTAAAAACTTTTCCGCAATTAATGCAAATTTATATATTGAACCGGGTGATAGGATTTATACCTTAACCCAGTCTGCAACTATGTGTGCAGAGGCTAAGATTGAAGAAACTTTTGATACTAAATTTGGTATTTTTGATCTTCCAAAATTTTTGGGAATAGTTTCTCTTTTTAATAATCCTGAATTTGAATTTGATGATAAATTTGTAACAGTATATGGCCAAGATAACTCTAAGGTAAAATTTTATTATTGTGAATTGAAGTTAATTGACAAACTTGTTAAAAATTTTGGTAAAGCACCAAAATTAAAAGAAGTTCGTTATTCTTTTGATATATCTGCTAAACAAATTTCAGAATTAACTAGAGCATCTAGTGTTCTTTCTCTCAAAAATATTAGTATTGAAGCATCAGAAAATTCTGGAGTAACTGTTAGTATTTTTGACAAAGAAAATTCAACACCAAATTCATATGCAATCGAAGCATCTAATGGCACAGTACACAGTGAAGATGCTAATAAAATTTTAATTTATTGTGAAAATGTAAGTAAAATTTATTCTGGCGATTATCGTGTTGATGTCACAGATAATGTGTCTTGTTGGACACACAAAACTATAGATTTAAAATATTACATTGCAAACGATACTATTAAGGAATAATTATGCTAGTAAAAGATTCATTTCTTTGGGTTGAAAAATATCGACCACAGAGAATTGAAGATTGTATTTTGCCTGAACATCTGGAAGATACTTTTTCTTCTATTGTGGCTTCAGGTGAACTGCAAAACCTTCTATTATCTGGTGGCCCAGGTTGCGGCAAAACCACGGTAGCAAAGGCTATCTGTGAAGAACTTGATATGGATTGGATGATTATCAATTGTTCTGAAGATGGAAATATTGATACATTAAGAACAAAAATTAGAGATTTTGCGAGTAGTGTTTCTTTGACAGGAAACAAAAAAGCAGTAATTCTTGATGAATTTGATTATTCAAATCCATCAAGCATGCAGCCAGCTCTTCGAGGATTTATAGAAGAGTTTGCAGACAATTGTAGATTTATTATGACTTGTAATTTTAAAAATAAAATTATAGAACCATTAAAATCTCGTTGTACAAATATTGAATTTAAGTTTTCCAAAGACGATAAATCAAAAATTAATGCTAAATTTTTGGCAAGATTACAATATATTTTAAATAATGAAAAACTACAATATGATGATAAAATTTTAGTAAAACTTATTTTAAAATATAATTTTGATTTTAGAAGAATTATCAATGAACTCCAAAGATATTCTGTTTCTGGAAACATAGATTCTGGTATTTTGTTGCAAATTGGCGATGTTAATATTGATAATTTATTTGTTAAAATGAAAGATAAAAATTTTTCAGAAATTAGAAAATGGGTATTTGAAAATTTAGATAATGATATTGCACATATTTTTCATAAAATATATGAAAATTTAAATGATAAACTTGCTTCAACTAGCATTCCTCAAGCAATTTTAATTTTAGCAGATTATCAATACAAATCTGCATTTGTTGTAGATCAAGAAATTAATTTAACTGCATGTATAATTCAACTAATGGTAGAATGTGAATTAAAATGAGTAGTGTTTTTGATTATATAAATTCTATAAATTTTTCTAAAAAAAATATTATGGAAGAGGACGGATCTGAAAAGGAGTATATTCCATATATTGTAAATAAAACATTATCATATTTTTCAGACACGATAATGCATTCAAATGAATTGAATATTAGACCACTTATACCCAAAAAATATCAATATGAATATTATTTAAAGACTGTTAGACCCAGAAAAAGATTCTCAAAATGGTTAAAAAAAACTGATCAACCTGATATAGAAATTATAAAAAAATATTACAATATTTCATCTAAAAAAGCATTAGAATATCTATCAATACTCACAAAACAACAAATTAAGCAATTAAAGAAGGAAATGAACGAAGGCGGTCTAGCCTAATATTTTTATAAATATAAATGTATATTATTATATAAATTTATATAGGTAAATATTATGGAAAATACTGTTTTGTTTGTTGATTCTTTACTAGAAGTAACTATTGAAAAAGAAGATGATTTTTTAAAAATAAAAGAAACTTTAACTAGAATTGGAGTTTCTTCTAAAAAAGAAAAAAAATTATACCAATCATGCCATATTTTGCACAAAAAAAGTAAATATTATATTGTTCATTTTAAAGAATTGTTCATTTTAGATGGATTAAAATCCGATATAACTGAGACTGACATTGGTAGAAGAAATATGATCGCAAAACTTTTAGAAGAATGGGGGCTACTAACTGTAGTAGATAAAGACAAAATGAATGCCATTTTGACACCAATTAATCAAATTAAAATAATACCCCATAAAGAAAAAAATAATTGGTTATTAGTTCCAAAATATCATATAGGAAAGAAATTTTAATGTCAGCAGGAATATACGATATTTTGACAGAAGGAAATTCTGATTTTGATTTATACATTGAATATGTTGATTATAATAATAATTTAATCTCATTATCAGCTAAAACTATAACCTTTAGTATAAAAAGATCATATCTTTATGATAGAAATGATCTTTTTAGTTTTAATAATAATAATAATCAAGTAGAAGGCGATTTGGAATATCCTAATACAAATAATACATTTGGACATATAACGGTAAATTCTAATCAAATATATTTGACAATCAATAAAGAAACAATATCTTCTTTAGAGCCGGGTAAATATTTTTATAGCATTAAAATAACTGGAACAACAACAGAAACTCTGTTAAGAGGTAAATTTGAAATAGAGGGATTTTAATGAAAAATAAAGCAATAATAAAAAAACAACCACCGAATACTGTGGTTTTAATTAAAACTATTCCTAAAAAAATTAAAATTATTAAAAATAAATTAGATGTACAAATAATATTGACAAATTAAAAATGGCAAATATAGGAAGAAATCAAAATAAAATTTTATACGATAAAACAGGATATTACTATCCAAGTACTGCTGTTTCTAATGTGTCTGCAACGAGTATAACTCCAGTTGTTTATGAAGTTGTAAAAGATACAGATGAAAATGGAAATAGTGTTTTGAGTTTTAAGTCAACTGATAAAGAAACAGTAACTGCTCTTATTAGCGAACAATCTGCTTTGCCTATTTCTGTAAATGGGATGGGTCAAATAATAATAGATGGAAATGTTGTGGTTAATGGAAATATCGAAACATCAACTGATACCCATCAAATCACTGGCGATGTACATGATACAATTATAGAAGACATTGATGGTGGAACTTTCTGACATAAATACATTATATCATGAGCGTAATTAAACTTAAAAGATCAGAGACAGCAGCAACAGCACCAGCATCATTACAATATGGTGAAGTTGCTATCAATGTCACAGA